TGAAATTTATAACCTAGATAACCTAATGTAACACTTTTACCCATTTTTTTATTTTGTATATTCATAAATAGCTGTTAGAATTTTGTTGTTTAGTATTCCACATGGAAATTTTCTTGACCTAAAGTTTCTTGAATTTGGACAATAATTTTAGGGATTAAATCACGAATATCAACACTATATCTAACTCTTTGTGGATAAACATTACCTGTAAATCTTTTATGACCAATAACTTTTTCATCAATTCTAATTTCAAAGTCAAAAATATCTTCTTTATCATAAACTGGTGTTCTGTTTATTTGTTCTTCAGTTTGCTTTTCATAAGCGTTATACTGACCCCACAAATATTCTAAAGATTTTTTCTTTAATTGTCCTTGAACCATATCAACACAATCGTTAACACAGTAAAGAATATCTAATGAATTAACTGATTTTGGGTTAAAATTTTTAACCGCGAAATAACGTTGACAAATAATGTTACCGTTAATACGTAAGATGAATTCAAATTTTTTCATACTTTTTTATTTAATTTGTTTAAAACTGTTTTTTTCTTTTTTTGCTAATTTGATGAATGGATCTAGAAAATTAATATAACCATTTTCACCACCTGGTATGGCGTATATAACACCATCATTAAACATCATTTTTAATACATTTTTATAATCACGACCTTCAGGGTTTAAGGGTAAGTTTATGAGATTTAAAACTTCTTCTTTGGCTTCATCAGTTAAAAGTGGATTATGTAAATCAATTATAATCTTATTTATCTCATAAACATTACCTTTATGATTACCCTTAGTTTTACCCTCAATAATTGAGTTAAATATCTTTAAATTTTTCTCATCTTTCAAGAGTTTACTCTTATCTATTATTTCTTCAAGAGTAACTTTTCTTTCTTTTATTTCAGGAAAATGTGTTAATAAAGTTAATTCTGTAACACCATCAACACCTTTAATATTGTCAGTAGAACATCCTTCTATAATTTTAACTAAACCAGCGTTTTCATAAAAATGTTGGAAGTACCAATTGTAGTTACCAACCCCTACTAACACTTTTTTATCAGCCAAGAAAAGAGTTACGTCTTCAGAGATTAGTTGACACAAATCCCTGTCATTGGTATAGATAATAATTTCTTCGGATTTTTTTCTATTTAGAGAATAGAAAGCCAGTAAATCATCAGATTCACAGTCGGGGTGTTCATACTGTCTGAGAAATAATTCTTCAGCGTAAGCTTTAACTTTTAGTTTTTGGATTTCGTAGTTTTCGTCAAAAAACTTAGGTCGATTGTTTTTATATTCAGGATAATAATCCAATCTCAAATAACCACCTCTTTCACCGTCCCACATGATAACAACCTTATCGATGGATAATTCCACCACTAACTTTCTTAAAGTAGTGTAAAATTGGAATATTCCACCAATATGTTGGTCTTTATAGAAGACGTTTTTAGCTCCGTTATATGAACGTTTCATAAGAACGTTTCCATCAATAAGAAGAGTTTTGGTTTTTTCTTTTTTTCTAGTTACCTTGAGGCCCGTCATTACCCATAAAATTAAAGGGTTTAACAATCTTTTTTTCTTCTTGATTTTCAGGTTCTAGAACACCTACTTGGATTAGAAAATTTACATACTCGTTGGTTACGGTTTCGCCCCCTAAGTATCTTTCAACACCGTTATGGATAAGCCAATAACTACTCATTTGTTGGTCTAAATTGGTTCCTACTAAGGAATCTTTATTTAATTGTACTAATCTTTCGTAATTAACTTTCATATTATTCTAATCCTTCTAAGTCAATATCTGTTGCTGAACCTTCTAAAGCGAAGTCTTCACCTTCTTGAACATCTAAACCGTTTTTGATAAACATATCAGTCCAATATTCAGAATATTCTTTTTTGTATTTTTCTTCAGCCTCTTTTGTATCTTCAATAAAACCATGTGGTGTTACAATTACCTTACCATCTTCGTAACCAATACCGTTTACGTGGTTTTTAAGAATCGAGATTTTAGTACGGGTAGCAAACTTAATCTTTCTACCATTCTTGGTTGCCATAATCTTATTTGTACCAGCACCTTTTTGATTACCGTAAAGAAAAATCAAAGTACTGTTAAGATAGATAGCTTCCCCACCTTTCATCTTAATTTTTGGTTGGCCCATTGGAGAGTCTGGTAATTCAACCCAAGGTTGGTTAACGAAGACAATAGTATTTGTATACTTATTTGGTTTACCATCTGAGGTTGTTTCTTTTCTTGAAGATGTAATTCTACCGTTTAATCCCATACCGATTTTGTCAGCCAATACAGATGCGTTATGCATCTTACCACCTTTACCATCATAGGTCATTTTACAAGGGATAGAACCAACAGAATCCCAAAAGAATACAATGTCATAAGGGATATCACCTTTTGCTTGTGCATCCAATACTTCATTAATATAATCAGTGATTTGTTCGATATAATCAAAATCATCACGGAAAAGGAAGAATCCGTCCCACTCACCTGGGTTGACTTCTTTAGCATCTAAACCCATTAATTGAGCGTGACTGAAACTCCATTTCTTTTCAGTAATAATAAAAATTGGTAGAATACCATTTTGTTGACACCAAATAGCGGATTTTAATAAACCCGTTGTTTTTCCAGTATCAGAATGCCCCAAGAAAACATTTAAATGTCCTAATGCCGGTCCAGGAACACCTGTTGCCTTTTGAAAGGCCTCACCTAAATCGATAAATCTATCAGCTTTGTATTTAGTTTTTGTACTAAACTTATCCTTCAAACTATCGAGTGAGAATTCTTTTTTACCTATTGCTTTCTTTGTTGTAGACATAGTTTAAATATTAAAATGGCATTTCATCATCATCTTCATCAGCCTCATCAACAACAGGGGCTTTGTATTTAGCACTTGTAGTACCAGTTTCTTTCTTAACGGTTTCTTCACCCTTAGCAACAAACTTTTCAAGTTTTTTATCCCAAACAGGATTTTCACCGTTAGCGATAATTTCTAAATATTCAACAGGAGATGCTTTGTAGATTTCTTTCCAAGACATTGTGTCTTTTACCCAAGTCTTAGCTTTTTCTTTGTTCTCTGTTAACATTGAAGGGTCTTCTGCCATAATAGAAGTAATCTTGGTGTTGTTCTTGTCACCACGACCTAACATCAATGTAAGGTCACGACCTTCTCTACCATCTGCAAGATTTCCTTTTTTAGTGAACAAAGGAATCATTTTATCTAACTCACCTTCACCTTTGTAGTTGTGACGGAAACGCCAGATTTTAACACCATCTTCTTCTTTAGAACGGTCAATTACACGAACAAGATAAAACTTACCAGCCTTATAGGTTTTAGCAATTTTTTTATCTTCTTCACTACCTGTTGATTTTAAAGCTTTTTCAACTTCACACAATGGACAGGTATCACCATCGTTGTGTTCTCTACAATAAAGTTTTCTCCATTGTCCGTTAACTTGCATAACGTGGAAATAACCTTCTTCAAAAGGTGATGCACCTTCTTTAGTTGGCATCAAACGAATGGTTACTTCACCATTTTTTTCCCCATCTTCTAATCTTGGGTTAAAATACTTTTCGAAAGTTTTCTCTGGAAAACTTGAACCCGAAGAAGAATTTTTGTTCTTTTCATACTGCGACATAATTGCGTCCAATACATTACTCATGATACTTTTGGTTTTTAAAATTAAACATTAATTAATTAACACAATGATAATAAAATTAAACCAATTTGTAAAGCACAAAAAAGAGGTCTTTCGACCTCTTCTCTATTTACTTTTTATTTTAATCTAAGTTATTTTTTTAAATTATAAATATCTCTATCTCTCTCCACCCCTTCAGTTAAAACTTTTTTTTTAACTCTAGATTCAGGGACAAAAGATTTTTTAATATCTACATTACTGAAATCTTTAGCTTCATTTGGGTCTAACTTCCAAACTTTAACTTGTCCGTCTTGGCTTTCCCCATCTGGGGTACCTGAACTAATTTCATAATTATCTTTTAATTTTTCATCATTCCAATAGTCGGTTAATTTAACGTTAAATGGGTATGAATCTAAAGAACGTAATTCTAATTTTTCTTTTGGTTTTTGTGATT